CCTAGTGTGCCTGTACGAGTGATCCAGATGTCGCAAGCAACTGCCAAGGCAGCCTCTCGCACTTCTGGGGTTGTGTCGTACAGCGCGGCTTGGCTGGTCAATACTGCTCGGCCATTAGGGATGATCTGACGCTTGCTTATGTCTGCGTTGGTCACAGCTGCTTCAAAGTAGGTCACGTTGTATTCGTCGTAGCCAACCTTTGTCACAGTCCGTGAGCCGTTAAAAGGTGAGCCACAACCTGTGACGGTCAAAGCCTGACCGACCACAAAGGTGTTGTCGTGGCAGTAAAAGCGAGCCACATTGTTTGTGAGCGATGCGCCAACGATAGACACATCATCAAAGATTAAGTACGACAGGATTATGTTTTCGGCACTGTCCGCAACTGCCTGGACAATAGGATCAGCGTAAATGTCGCCAATACCCAAAACGCTTTTAAGTTCGCTAAGTGTAATTAGTGCCATTTCAATCTCCTATCGTGTAAGTGTGTGGGGGACACAGGGCCGCATCCCCCACACTTCTAACTAACGCTGACTTAGGTCAGGTTAAAGCGACGAACTCCACCGGCAACCAAAACGCCAACGGCTAAGTAACCGTAAAGCATTGTTTCGATTTCTCCTGATGTGACCACGTTTGTGGACATACGCAAGATTGGTGATTCGTAGATTGCAACCGATGATGGGGTCACAATGAATGCCGACTCATCGATTGTTGTTGCAACTGCGTTTGGATCTACATACAGATCTAGGCCAAGTACGTTGCCGCGTAGGCTTTGTGGGCCAGCAACTCCGCCGTTGTTCTGTGGGTTGTATGCGTTGTAGATTGGGCGACCAGTTGTATCGGTTGCACCCATTAGCAATGACCACTGGGATGTGCCAGCGATGTATGCGCTTGGTAGTTCACCTGTTGCTAGGTAAGCAGCTGGTGCTTCGGTTGATACATAGGAAATGATGCCAGCGGATGTTGCTGCGACTGCGGTGGCTTGTGTTCCACCTGCGGTCAATGCTGCAATTACTGCTGCATCAGTTGCCTTGTTGTAGGCGCGTGTCATGTTATCGACCATTGCCTGGAAAAAGTCTGGGGATGAGCGTTCCAATAGTTCTACGGAGTAACGCTGCATTCCAGCAAACTTGTTTACATCTAGGTTGACGTATGAGGACACGATGCCGGTCTCTGATGGGCCAGCACCTTCGTTGGTGTCGGCTACTGTGCCACTGGTTGTGATTTTTGGATGGCTGATAACCATGCCTGATGCAGTGATGGCGCGTGAGCCGATTGCATCGATGGCTGGGCGTGATCCGATGGATGTATCGATAACGCTGTTTACATACTGCACTGGGGTGAACGCTGGGTTCGTGCTGAATGAGTCATCGGCTGCCATAACATACTGGGCTGAATCATGGTTGCCCATTTTGGCCTTGATGCTGTGTTCCAAGTACGAGGCTTGGCTGTTGATTGGTGAACGTGGCTTAGCGTAAGCCACTGGTGCTGCGGCATGAACAACCGCTGCTGCGGTCACTTCATCTGCCACTGGTGCGGTTGTTTCTTCCACTGTGTTCTCCTGTGGGTTTTCCTCTGCAGGGGTTTCTGCTTCGGTGGTTTGGTCCTCAGGATCGCAAGCTGCGACCTGAGAAATCTGTGCATCTTTGAATGCTGGGTTAGTTACATGTGCAACGGCTTCGAGCTTTGCAGATGATACAACCATGACACCTTTTTCGATGGTGTACTCATTGACATTGGCTTCAATGCTAAATGCCGGGCGCAATCCCTCTGATGCTTCTACAAGTGCATCATTGCCAGCGCCAGTAGGTGCAATCTTGAATGCCATTGAAATGCCTGCTGGGCTTACTTCTAAAGAATCTCCGATGCCGCGACCCAATGGGCGTGTGCGGTCATGTTCCATGTTTAACACAATTTCACTTGGGTCAATGTCGCCAAATGCGCCAAACTCAAAGCGCACTGGGCCTGCTGATGTATTTCCGCTTTTGCCAAACGGCACTACCAAACCTCTAATGGTTCTGGTCTCAACTGATGCGGCCAATACTTGACCCTCAAAACTAAGTTGCATTTGCTTCATTTCCTCTCGGGGCTAATTCCATTTCCTCACGCGCTTCATCAACGCTGATAATTCCAGCGGCAATCATTCTTTCTAGTACTTCAATTTGCTCTAGTGGGTTGCCACGCAAGTAATCGTCTAGATCAAACTTCACGATGCTTCCACGCGGTGTTAGATCATTCATTGATAGTCGCTCAGATATACAAGCCATGTAAGGCTTTAAACTAAAGTCCACAAGGCTTCTACGCTCTTGACTTACATTTGAGTAAGTAGCGCTGGCGCTTTCGGCGTTGATGTACCATGCCGGGATGTTGCATAGTCGCGCAATTTCTGCAGCTGTGTTCAAGCGTGATTCAGTAAGTTGCATTTGTCCGGCATCATAGCCAAATGTGGTTACATCCAAAGGCCCTGACAAGTAAGCGGTTGAGCGTTGTTGTCTAGCTAGTTTCCATTGAGCCAGTAAACTTGAAACCTGCTCTGGCGGTAGATCCACGCCAGTATTCTTGATTACCATTGTTGGATTAGGTTCGGCAGCCATTCGGCTTACTGCCATTTCAAGTTCTAATGCGGTTCTAATAGTTCGGCCACCACGATTGAGCAAGCCCTCATCTACACCACTAAACATAATCAATGAGCCAACGCCATAGGCAGGTAATAAGTTTCCGTCTAGATAAAACCCGTTTAGAATCTCGTCAGTTTGTAGATCAGTAGTAAAAGTAACCCGGGTTGGATCAATGCGCCGACATGCAATCGGTCTGCCATCCTCTGGGCTAACTTCCAAGACTAACCAGAACGCATGTCCCTTAAATAACAAATCCTCTACGGTCCAACACATGGTGATAACTCGTGGCAAGGCTGGATCAGGTTGCTTAAGTAGTGGGCGGCCCTCAATCCTTGCGCCAGTTATTTCATTGTAAGAATGTAATCCCAGTTCGCCAATAGTTCCACAGATTATGTTTCTAGCTCTGGCTACAGCTGGTACTTGCATGGCATCGCCGCGGTTAATACCAAAAGATTGAAATGGGCTAAAATTGTCTTGGTAGTAAGGTATTGCCAAATTGGCTTTTGCTTTTACATCTGATTTTTCTGGTGTCGTACCCAATAAGAAATCAATAAATCCCATAACTCATTATCTCATAATTGTCCGACATTCAAGCACATTAACGGCGTGTCGAAATGTGTGGGCTAGTGATAGGAGTGACTAGCCCACACATTTAAGGTACTGCCAAGTAGACCCTAACTGCTAATGATAGTCACAGTCTGTTGTGGCGCACAAGCATGACCCGCCGCCATGACTAAAGCAACTGCAGCTGTAATTGGTACTTGTGCAGCTCTGCGAGCAATGCGCCAGCCACCATCTGATGCTGGCCGTCTAGCACATGACACTAAGTGTTGATGCATTGTTTCTTGTCCGGGATGAATGAATCTGCCAGACTGCATAGCGTTTAATGTTTGATCGCAACTTATAGCAAATGCAGCTGATGCCCATGGTGTCGGTTCAGTTTGCACACCAGCTTGTGCAAGCCTTGGTGCTATGTAACCTGATGTATTTGGATCATAAGCAAATACACGCGGCCTGTATCTACGAGCCAACTGTGCAATTTCACCTGTAAGTTCGAGGTCATTTATTCCACCCTCTTTTTTCCATTCATGTAGGAATACTGCAAGGCCTTCTGGTCGCTCTTGGATAGTAACTAGACAAGCCAACTCACGACTAAACGAAAGATCTAATGCCATCCATGTAGGTAGTCCATCCTCTAGGCTTACATCTTTTTCGCCCTCATTCCACATGTTTAATGGGAATGGATTTTCGATTGCATCAATCCACATACAAAGTGATTCAGTTTTGAAAGCATCTTTTGTATCAAAGACTGATGCATCTCTGATGTTTTCTTTTGTAATTGTGTAACCCATTGCAGGGTTAGCCATTGCCCAAGCCTTTTCATCGTTTACATCTGATCCGGGCGGTGCGCTGTATTCGTAGTAACCCATTCTTGGGGACTCAAAAGTTAAGGCTCTACGCCTTTGTTCATTTAAGACAGTGCTGTTTAGATCGCCAGCATTTGATGTCCAAAATACTTGGGCATTTGG